AGGTGGGAGAATAAGGGTGCTACATTAATAGCAAATGTTCGTACAGGTAAGCACTTCCTAAAGGCAAGAGAAGCACATATAACAGATCCAAACGCTGACATATACAATACCATACTCTATCCTAAAACAGGGGCAGACCTGCCTTGTTTTGGTATGGATCTGATGAAGTTTAGTGATAGGAAGGTTATTATAGTATTTGACTTCCAGCATCCAAGAGAGAAGTATCTGTTCTCTGTTGATGGACTGCCCGAAGATGATGGTAAGTATAGATTCTTTGAGATGGGTAATCACTTTTCTAAAAATATCTTTGTAAGATACTGTAAACCAGAGGAAGTTAATGCTTACCTATCAGAGTTTAAACAATACCTAGCAAAGTATAAAGAGATGATCGAGATTAACAAACCTAAAGGAACTGATACTACAGTGTATAGTGACTTCGATACTTATATGACTGAACTAGATCCTGTTAGAGGATACTTGAAGGGTAAGTTTGGTGAAGATAAGTCAGAGTCTTTTGTAAATGATTTTCTGTTTAGTTACAAATGAGTGTTAATCAATACCACGGATTTTTAAAACGAGAAAGTCCACGCAATAGTGAATACTTAGAAGAATGTGCTAAGATTATTAATGATCATGAGATCGAGATTGATGAAGATAAGATACTAGATCTTCTACAAATAACAAAGAGATTTCCTGAAGCAGCAATTAAGGTACTTAATCATTGTGGGTTGATGTCAGATCAATTCTTTGATGCTAATAAGTTTCTAATCTATGAGAGATGGAAAAAATTATATGATTATGGATTTACTACATTGATTAATAATGTATTAGATCTTACTGCTGATCTAAGATCACTAGATCAAAAGATATTGCCATTGAAGGGATCTTATACTAATGCTAATTTCTACCTAAGCAAAGGTACAATGAGTAGGAGACCTAGTTTTGATCTTCATAATCACGACTATGATGTCATAGTTAAACCGATCTATGGTAAATCTATTTGGGTGGTTGGTAATGAAGAATTTGAACTCTCTCCAGATACTATAGTTATCATACCTGCCTTTACAGATCATTGTGTTGTATCGAGTCCAGAAAAAAGATTGTCACTCACCATCAATTTAACAAAATGAAAAAGATATTATTTAATATACATGAAATAGTTTGGTGGGTAGTTGCTGAACTTGAAGATTGGTTATATCCATATAGAGATAGGGAAGTAACTCAACCTTTATGGGCAGAAAATTATGATATGGATGTTGATGAGTTGACATATCTCAAGTCTCAAATGAACTCTGCTAATGAAAGAATAGATAGATTACAGAGTGAGATGATTTATGTTACGTCTGAAATACACAGTATAAATACTGGATTAAAAGAAAATCGAAATCCAAATCAATCCAATGAAGGACAAGAAGGCAGCGAAGCTATTGTTAAAGAGAGCAAAGGAACACCCTGAGTGGTATTCTAAGAAAGAGATTAAGTATGCTAAGATGATAAAGAAGAGAATTAAACAGGAAGAAAAGGATGCAGAAGAACGTAGACTCTCTGAAGATCAACAGGAATGATGATGGTTCATTTTCTTGTGAATGGGATAGGAATGATCCTAACTGGAAGTTTTTAAATGACTTGACATCACAGGAGATAGAGGTTATGATAGAGCAAGCAATTAAACTTGACCAAAATGAGTCGTAGAGAAAACAAAAGTTATGCTCTAAGGAATTTGGAAGATGCTTTAGAAGATTCTTTAACTTCTGATTGTACTCCTGAAGAAATCTATGAAACAATTAGAACAGCACTTAGAAGGAATCTAACATACCATAGAATATGTGTTAGAACTACTAATGAAGTGCTACGTCTAGTTCATGGAACTCAGAACAAGGATAAGGTTATCAATCTACACGAAACAGAGTTAGATGAATCTCTAACTGATTCTAATCAATGGCCAGATTATACTGAACTTCCAGATGATAAGAATGATGAGTGGAGAAGAATTGAAGATCCAAATTATGTTGAAAAAGAACCATCCTATCAAGATATGATTGATGCTGGTTATGAAATGACTGGTGAAGGTATCTGGTGGCCAAGTGATAAAAGAGTTGCTGAGATGGAAAAAGAGATCACTACTCCAGATTATGATAATCCAAGAGTATGTGCAGAAATTGACAACCTAGCAGATGACAACAGAAACTAAAATGCTTGAAATTAACACTACCAAGAATAAAGATCTTGGATTATGGGACATAACCGCTACCCTTACACTTCCACCTATTACAGTTACTAGGTTAAAGAAAGATAAGAGTGATATTGAATATGAATTGCGTGATGCTTTTACTGACGTAATTCAAGAGATTGTAGAAAAGCATTGTGAGGATGAAGTGTAATGGCATTATCACAACAAGTTGAATACTCTTTAAGAGAATCTCAAGAGTCGTTAAGAAATGCTCTATCGTTTGCTGCAAGAAGTGAAAAACCTTATGTATCAAAACACATAGCAGATATGCTTGCTAATATAGATAATCTTATTGATGCTACCGAATTGATGGAGAGTTTGAGGGGAGAGATCGAAACTCAAACTGAAGATTAACATTTGTTGAGCAAATCTAAAAAGACTCTTAAGCAGTCGATGATCTTATAATTAATTATGTTATAATCTCAACACATACTACTTTAGAGTCCAATGATTAACTTAGACGAGCGATACCTTAGCTATCTTAATACAGATAAGGAATTTAGGATAGATGGACAAGGAGAGAAGGTTAGAGGATATGGATGGCATTGTGATGGTAATGACATAATGGGGCATTACGTTACTACAGAATCATATAAATTGTATTATAATATGGAAGGAAATTTCGTTAGAAAAGAGCAACTACAAGTTGCTTGATGAGATTACTTAACTCTAAAGTAGGATGGATTATGACACAACCAAAGCACGATTTAGATCACGAAGTTTATCTTGATCCTAAAGATGGCAAAGAGCATATCAATCATGGTATGCTTGAGTACACCAAGGAGGATTTAGAAACTGCTCACGCATATTATGAGGAGTATCATAAGGATGATGTAGTTGATCCTAATGATGCCAAGATCAATGACTATCATACAAGGCACGAGGATAAGCACCTTGAGGTCTATTGTGATAATCACCCTGATTCTATGGAGTGTAGAGTGTATGATGATTAATTGTATGACAGATCAATAAGTGTAACACACCCCCTTCACAGGGGGTTTTTTAATGGTATTATAAAAGAGTGGAAAACAAACGAGGTTCCTAACTACTCTGACAGATAAGCGATACCAGACTCCTTCATTGGATATGCTTAGGATACCGCCAGAAGCAGAGACATGACGTTAAGGTAATGCACTGCCCCCTCAGTTTTGTTTTCCTTCACCATTCATTTACACATTTTTAAAATGGGAACTCGTTCACGCATTGGACTACAACTTAAAGGACAGATAGTTTCCGTATATCATCATTGGGATGGTTATCCTGAGTGGTTAGGTGTTACACTTGAAAAGAAGTTTAATACCAGAGAGTTGGTAGAAGAACTAATTGATGGTGGAGATATGTCTTCTTGTGATTCTGAGTATGGTTGGGATTATGATGAAGAGAATAAGAGAGAAGTATCTGCACCCACATACTACTCAGAGAGAGGTGAGGATTGCCCACCAAAGATCTCTGAGACACTCACAGAGTTTCTTGACCAAACAGAGTACACAGATGGTGAGTATGCTTACCTATTTGACAATGGTGAGTGGACTTGCTATGAAATAGGTCAATACGGTGATGGAGTGAAGGGTAGAATACTTGACATTCCTGCTGACTTCCCAGTTAGAGAGACAGTTCAATAACTGGCACATCCGAAGTTGTATCACGATGTAAAACTGCTATGATAATAACATCAGGTGGAGAGGTTCATTGGTCTTCCCTCCCTTACTTAGACTTCGCAAAGGAGTTAGTATAGGGAACATAAGAAGGTGAACTGTCCCTGATAACTTTGTAAACCGACACTATTTTTTTAAAATGTCACCTAATTTCGCAGAATTTCTTCTTGAGAACACTAACAATGGAAATGAGATCCTAGCAGTTCTTGATGATATTGTTGAAGTTGTAGAGACAGGAGGAACCGATCTATAAACTGGCACAAATATGCCCCTATCTAACCGTAGGGGCATTATAATATATTCATACACCCAAAGGAGATTCAAATGCCTACAGTTTTAACAAAACAAGAGAGAGATAGGGTAATTGGTAGTCTTCAAGAGAATGTCCTTCATTGGACACAGCAACTATGTGATTCACTTGGTGAAAATTACAAGCGTTATCATAGAAGAATGATTGAATCAAATGCTGCAAGATTCAATGGTGATGGACAGAGACAAGATCTATCACGTTATGCACAAGAGCAATTAGACTCTCATAATGATGGTACATTCAAAGGAATGAAGTTTACCATTACAACTGGTAAGAAGTACCATAAGATCATTTCAAATGACTGGGATGATCGTAGAAATGAGTGGAATAGTGGTGGAGTCCATGCATTTGTAAACAAGCATACAGGTGAAGTTTACAAACCTGCAAGTTGGAAGTCTCCAGCAAAGCACGTTAGATATGATCTAAGAGTTATTAGAGATCGTGAGTATGTACTTGATCCTGATAACTGTGGATGGTCAGGTGGTTATCTTTACATGAGGTAATCACTATGCTTGTAGATCTAATTAAACCAGAGATAGATGTTGCTCTTAAAGCATTAAGAGAATATCCAACTCTACATCCTGACGATGAAAAAGTCTATCTTCGATTAATTGAAAGATTAGAAGAATTTCAAAAAATTTGTACCTGTAAGGAGAATTAAATGCTACATCTTATATCATTAGCACTAATATGTGCTATAATATCAGCAATGATTGTACTATACGTTTACAATCCTCATCATCACTAAAATGATCTCAACCACAATTTCCTTTAAACCAATTACTCCAAGAGTTAGAGCAGGGAAACGTGGTAAGCATATCATGTGTCCTAACTGTCGATCTATCTCTAAGGTTTATCACTTTAGTTGGTCAGGATTAACTTGCCAACAATGTGAAGAGAGTATTGACAAATCATTATGGAGTGTAGAGCAATGAATTACAAATGGGCAACAACTCACACCTTTACATTCAAAGAATGGAAGGCAAAGAAGTTTGTTGAGTATCAGGATGCTTTAGATTATGCTAATGAAAAGTATCCTTATGAAAATCATACTTACATTTGGAAACTAACTGAGGGTAAACCATTGAAGTGGGTGGAGATAACATAATGGCAAAAGATATGACTTCCTTAGAAAAACTTCTCTTTATTTCTTCTTTCTTATGGACATTGCACTGGGGCACAAGAGTCGTATTTCTTATTCTGGATACGGTTTTAGTAAACAACGCTGCCAAACTGTTGCCGATTGGTTTTTAAATACATTCTTACCTAATCATCATATTGATGTGCATATACATCATAGAGGGATGATTAGAGAAGATGCTCTAGGGTATTGTGACTGGATAGGTACGTCACATAACCCTAGAGATTTTGATATTGAGATACAATGTAAAATGGATCACAAGATGTATTGTGAGACTTTATTGCATGAGTTTATCCATTTAAGACAATGGGTACAAGGTACGCTTAAGATGAAAAGTGGTAAGTTTCATTGGCAAGGTGAGAATATTCACCATATTGATTATATGAAGCAACCGCATGAGATTGAGGCATTTGAACAAGAGGGTATTCTATATCGTAGATTTATGAAAGAGGTATGTAATGTGACAATTCCAGAACCTATACACTACTTCCCCAATAGATTAATTAAACCTCTATAATAAGAGTATGAAAAACACTCACATCGAACATCCTGAAGATACTATTCTTACAGGAGATCTTTCCGTTTTAGACGCATTTGTAACAAAGAGTAAATTGAGTGTTAAAATAGATGGAGCTCCTGCTATAGTATGGGGTACTGATCCTTCTAACGGTCAATTTTTCGTAGGAACAAAAAGTGTCTTCAACAAATTCAAAATCAAAATCAACCATAACCATTCCGATATTGATAGAAACCATCAAGGAAAAGTGGCAGATATTCTGCATAAGTGTCTTGATTATCTTCCTTTTACAACTTCTATCTACCAAGGTGATTTCATCGGTTTTGGTGGCACTGATAGTTTCAATCCTAATACCATCAGATACAGTTTCCCAACTGAAATTTCCGAAGAAATAATCATAGCACCTCATACGGTTTATGATACTCCTAGAGGAACAATTAAGGATGCTGTAGCTAGTTCATTAGATGATGAGTTAGAGAGTGTAGAGGGTGAAGTATTATTTGTTAAACCTGAAGCACAGTATGATATTACAGATAATATTAAACAGAAATGTGCTTTTGCTAAACAAATAGCACAGTTGGTTGAGTTTGTAGATGATAAAACTGCTACTCGTCTTAAGAGGGCAATGAATAAGCGTATTAGAGAAGGTGTTAAGATACAATCTGATAGAGGTAAAGGTAATCTTTTGAGTTTCTGGAAGTTAGTTAAATCTATTAAACTTGATCTACTTGCAGAGTGCTATAATGATGCACAGTATGAATGTTATATTGAGAATGAGATAGTTCCTGATGAAGGTTATGTAATGTGGAGCGATATTGGAACTTATAAATTAGTTGATAGAGACCAGTTCAGTCGTGCCAACTTCAATTTAAGTAAATTCGCTAAAGGATAAATGGAACCAGTAGAACTTACAATCAACCTTACTGAAGCAGTAGAGGATCTACAACTTGGTTTAACTAAAGAACAAGTTGAATACATTGCCAACGATATTAAACGTGGATGGGACTTCAGTCACATCTATGAGGAAATCGAAGTAAAGGTTGAAGAATCTGCCCGATATGCTAACATTACATTGTCAACCTGATTATTATGTCTCAACTCTCTGAACAAACACTCCAAAAACTTGCTGATACTTTAGTTGATGATGTCATTGATTATATTAATGATGATGATCGTCTAAAGGATTTCTATCTTGAATTGATAGGTGATGCTGTATGTGAAAAACTGGGTAATAAGAACCCTGATGGATCTTGTACCTTTGATGGTAGCATATCTGCGGATCTAATCATAGCAATAGCAGATAGAATAAGGATAAGCAAAATTAATGATACTGAGGCAAGGGATATATTATCCTACTTCAAGAATAAAAAGTATTGAACCATATACCAGTTAGAATAGTGGCACAGTAACCCTTCAGAAGCGATTCTGAGGGGTTATAATGGTTATAACAACAAAAGGTACTATGACTCCTGAAGAAAAGTATCAAGCATTGTATGAGCAACTCTATTCTCTATGTGAGAATGAGGGGTGGGGTGATCCATTCTCTTATGCAAGGTCAAGAGAGATTCACATGGCAGGGATCTTAGGACACAAGATTGCTGATGATTATTCAGGTGCAGACGCATTTGATGAGGATGGAGGATGTGAGTATAAATCTACTATTGCAAATTCAATCAATGCAACGTATAATGGTATTAGTGTTCAGGATACTTGGGATGAGCAAGAGAGATATATTATTGAGGATAAGATAGGTAAGTATAAGAACCATTACTATGCACGTTATGAAGGAGGAAAGATTGCTGAAGTATGGAAGTTAGATTGCCAAGATGTTCTATCAATCATTCTACCTAAAGCAAAGAAACAATACCCTAAGAAAAGGGCAGGTAACGCTAAAGATCCCAGAATAGGGGTTACAATATCTAAAAAGGAGATTAATGAATATGGCACAAGAATTAGATAGTGGTAAACTTATGTACTCAGGAGGCAACAACGATGAATGTTATACTCCTGATTATGGTGTTAAACCTATCCTTAAGTATATTCCAAAAGATGCTATTGTATGGTGTCCCTTTGATACTAATGAAAGTGAATTTGTTAAGCAAATTGAGCAACAGAATGAGGTCATATATTCTCATATTAATACTGGTAGGAACTTCTTTGAGTATGAACCGTATGAGTGGGACGTAATAGTATCAAATCCACCATTTACTGATAAGCGTAAATTCTTTGAACGTGCATTATCATTTGATAAACCTTTTGCATTGATAATGACTAACACTTGGTTAAATGACTCAGCACCTATGAGATTGTTTAAGGATAAGGATCTACAGTTATTGATGTTTGATAAGCGTATGAAGTTTTTAAGTCCTGATGGTAGGGATAATAATAAGATCACATTTAGCAGTAGTTACTATTGCTATAAGATGCTACCAAAGCAAATTATAATGGAAACACTTGATGTGCCACCTCGCAAAGTGACCCCAAAGACTACCAGCGAGGCACGTTTGCCATTATAATATAAGAGTAAACAAGCAAAGGACTTCTATGATGGTATTTGATGAAATAGATCTCCTAACTGAGGTTTATGAAAACTATTGTACTGAGCAGGGATTACCCTATGTTTCTGCTGATGAACAGGATTTCAATGAAATTACTGAAGATCAAGTAATTTGGATTGAAGCATTTCAAACACTATGGGATAAGGCACAATCATGAGAACACCTTCAAATCAAATCTTTGCCGACATTGACTTCTTAGTTGATGATTTAGGTATGAACGCTGATGAATGTGATGACATTCTCAGAGCTTGTGATGAACTTGGTGGTATTAGTGCAGAGTATTTTTGTGAAGAGTTTATATTTGAAACTGGTGATCCTGATGATATTCCCAGACTACATGATGATGAGTATCTCAAAATCGACTGGAGGTTAAACTAATGGCAAAAGAAACTATGTACCTAGTCACCGATATTGAATTTGATTTTGAAGATTCAATGGGTGAATTACCACTTGATGAGCAAAAAGGTATTATTCAGGATACAATCGGTTTATGGTATGCTGAAGATGAGGATCATTTGATAGATAAGATTACTGATAAAATGGGATGGTGTATCAAACATATAGATTATACTCTTAATACTTTACATCCACTTACTTCTTATATGTAATGACCTATTCTGGAAAAGCAAACCCAAACGCAACCAATAGTGAGTTGGATGCAAAGAGAATCATCAAGCATTTGAATGATGCTCAACACGATGCTGTAGCTGAGCAATTCGCTGAATTGGTAGTTGATGGGATGGATATGAAAACATTGGTTCAATATGTTTATGATGATCTAATAGAGTATTATGAGAAGTTAGATCAGAATGAATTGAGAGAACAGATAGATAATTATGATGAGGATTTATGGGAAGAGTTGGTTGATAACGTACAGGACGTAACCGTACTTGACATCAACAATACTGGAGGTAAGTATTAATGGGAAGAACATTGCATTTAACTCACGATGAGTTATATGAGTTTGTCAAATTGTATGACATACTCAGAGATATGGATTTTGAACTAACACCTAAACAAGTTGATGTGCTTGATAGGTTGCAAGAAATGGAAAATGGGTATGATGCAGAAGATGTAGAGCAATGTATCATAGATACTGATGGTGATTATTCAGAGTGTGTTGATCGTATGGTAGAGACAATGAAGTCTCCAGTAGAACTTGAAAATGTGACTGATGAGTGGTATGACAAGGAGGGTAATTTAATTCCATGATTAAACTAACTGAAGATGAGTATGACCTTGTAGTATGGTCATTAGAACAAATGTGGTTAGATTTTTCCCCACAATCTGAAGATGATGCTGCTAGTGTAATTAAGAAGTTGAAGGAAATTACAGAGTTTGTACCAGTTGAGGAACTGCCACACAAACACTACCGTAAGGATATGGACTTGATATAATAGAAGAGTAAACAACCAAGGGAGATCATTATGTTCAACACTATGGATGATTTCATTGATTATGTTTACTCTTTCTACAATACGAAAGATGGCATTTATCCAATGAAGGGCATCACTAAGAAGAAGATTGCTCAAGCAGCGTGGTTATACCTTCAAATGTGTTCTTATCCTTCATTCCCTCATATGAACTGGGGTGATGGTGATTCACTTGATAGAGAGCATGTAAGAGATATTCTTATTGATAAGTTTAACCTCACTATTTCTTAAAATGTCACAAGAAACAAAACTAATCTGTGCCCTTACTGAGGGTGAAATCAGTACAATTCTCCATCACTTACAAGTTGCTGCTCATAGGTATGGGACAACTTGTGAGATAGAGAGAATCTTTGAAGAATTAGAAGGTGCGGTTGATGCACACTATGAAACCCTAGAAACTTTCATCCCTAATTTCCACGATTAATGAATTTAACATTATCCAAAGAAGAACTCTGTCTAATTTCTATCGCTCTTAATGAGTATCAAATGGAGACAGATAATTATCATCTTGATGAAATGAAAGAAGTTTCAACCAAGATTGATAATCTCTATAACAACTATGAGGTGAATCCTGATGTCTGAACTATTAAACAGTTACACATTTGAAGCAAAGAAAATTGTTTACTATTCAGTAACAGTTGGTGCAGAAACTAAAACTGA